GATCATAATGCCTTGTGCTTCAACACCCATCGCGTCTGACGCAGCAGCAGCAGCTTCTAATTCAAAAGCAGCAGCTTTTTGTGCAGAGCGATCAGTTGGGTTTGCATGGGCGCGGATAGCGCGCAGTAATGAGAACTGACGAACCTCTTTCGGGGCAAGTCCGATTTCATTTGGCGTATCCAATGGTGCATTACCGATTACATCTAGCAATTCACCGCGAAATTCTGCGAGTGAGCGGCCTTCTGATACGGCTTTGTCTGCCAAATCACGCTTGTTGTGCTTTGCAGCCAAGCGATACATTTCGGCAGTATCTTTTGCGGCAGCACGAGTAGCTTCGGCCTTTACCGCATCGATGTCGATCTTGTTATCTTCCGACATGATATTTTCCTCTCTAATAGGAGCTTCAGTGATAGGTTGAGCGGGTGGCTTCTCTGCTGCACGGCCTACCCCGACTGTCCGGTCTGCGGGTATGCTAACAACTGATACTTCCATTGGAAGCCAAGACTTCACGCGGTAGCTATCCGCATCTTGACGCTCCATATCGTTGACATGGTAGCCAACGCTGATGTTGCTTCTGATACCATCCACAACATCGTCGAAAACCTCTTTGGCAAGTCCATTTCTTCCGAAACGCACAGTCGCCCGCAATCTACGGGCCGATCCATCAAGGCTTACGTCCTCTACCACACCAATCTGCTGGCGTGGGTCATGATCCAAGAGCAACGGCATACGACCTGACTTAGCAAAGCTAAGATCAATGCTGCGCTCACTGTGATCTAATATTTCATTGCCAAAGCTACGCTCTACTGGTTCTTCGCTGGATACAGCAATGCGAACCGTACGATTATCTTCATCGACAACTTTACCATCAAAGGCAATGCCACGAGTTTCCATGTTTTCACGGCTCAAGCGCTCATCTTTTTTCTTATATCCGCGCTCGTCAGTTTTAGTAAGCGTTGAGAACCTGTGGCCAGCCATAATGCCCGAGCCTTCATAACCCTCTTCACCTTCGCGATATACTTCGATTAATGCAGCTGGATCTTCAGGCTCACCATTTATAGTGAAATCAGTGTCAGGGACATCAATTGAACCATCACGCTCAATTCTTTCAATCTTACCATAAGCTTCGCCACCTGAGCTATTCCAGCTAACAAAATCGCCTACACTTAGCTCATCTGGTTCGGCTCGAGCCTCATTGTTCATGATTTCTTCCTCTGCGTTTTGAGGCACTGTATCAGATTTTTTAATATCTTGCATAGTACGATCCTCTTCCTGCAATCTCTCTGCTATTTTACGACTCCATGAGAAGCCAGCATCTCCGCCCCAAAGCGCCCATGCTATGCGTCCATTTGATGGATAACCCTCTTCGCCAACGCGAAAACCCTCAGCTTTCTTATCCACCTCATGCCGACTAAAAAAACTAAACATACGCTTTACAGTATCTTCTGACAAGTTTCTGCCATTAGAAATGTCACGAGCTCTAGCTATGCCAACTTCTGTGCCACCACGACCAAATTCACGCCGCCACGCAAGCCCACGATCTGCCTCCTCAACCATGCCATTAGTCGGTTTGTACGGCATCATCAACCTCCGCTGGTACTGGCTGCTTCGCGCCAAAGGGTTGATAAGCCATCGATAAGCCAAATTGTTCAGCTAATTCCTTATCGCGCTCAATCTGCGCAAATGTATCCTCAGCATCACGACCATATGTAGCTGCAATATCTGAATGGCTCAAAATACCATTATTCAACCCCACAACAGCAGCATTCATTTCTTTTAACGGATCAACCCACTGAAAACCCCTACCACGCCAAGTTACGTCCTGGCTAAACTTCATAACCTTATTCTCTCCAGAGATAGGAATGAAACCATGGTCCATAACATGATCGAGCCAAATACGATAAAATGGGTCAAGGAAGTGGTCTATAACAAACCTATGTAAAGTGCGATAGAAATCACGCTCCTCCAAAGCTCCCTGGCGTATAGATGAATAGCTTGTGCCCTCAAGATCATTAGCAAGTGAGGTATAACTCACACCCAAGCCACCAGCTATACCGCGTAGAACAGCCTTCTCAAAGTCGGCAAATGCAGATGTTGGATGTGTTGGATCAAATGGAGTAAAGTCAACTCCCGCAGGAAGTTGATGAAATGTTCCAGCTTCAGCATCATAAATTGGCACAGTTTGCTCGGCATCATCAAATCCATCAGCTGTAAATCCGTCTCCTGCAGGACTAGTAAAGAAGCCCATTTTTGCCGCTCCAGTCCTAGCAGCAATAAGTTCCGCCTCACGGTAACCATGTAGCATCTTCAATGATGCAATAGCAGCAACTGACCAAGGTACACCTCTAGTTTGATCTGCACGCTCAGGGCGATAAATATGCATCATCTCATCAGCAAGAACGCGTGTATATTTACGCTCTGCCGCTGGCGTCATATAATCATAGTCGCCCTTATGGTAATTCAACACATAATATGCAATAGGGCGCTTTGTTTTGCTATCAAGCTCAACGCCCATGCGTACCTGATTGCCATTAGCAGCAAGCTCGTTTTTCTCTTCGTCTACTAAATCAGGTTCAATAAGTTGAAGAGCAATACCATAGCGCAAGTAGTTGCCTTTAACAACCTTTAAGAATACTTCACCATCACGAGCAACACTTGATATTATGTGATTGCACAAATCAACCATTGAAAGGCAACCATCTATTGTTGGTCCTCCATAACGAGAAAAATCACGCCAAGCGCCCTCAATTATGTTATTACCAGCGCGATCAAGCGAATTATCTGGATTTCTGCCCCTGATTTGTAGGTTAAATCCGTTCTCTCCGACAACATTTACACGCAAAAGCTGCAAATAACGCCTAAAATATTCATTATTGCGCTCTAAATCACGGCTGCGGTTGCGCAAATCACGCAATGCCCAACGTATTTCACTGTCGGCGCTACGGTTTGATGCGTGGAAATCAGCGAAAAGCCGCCCTTTCGAAGCTGCTTGATAATTGCGACGCTGCGGCTTTTTCTTTGAGCGGCTAAAAAAATCCATTAAGCCCATCAGCTAAACCTCACTTTAATCGTGTTTGGGCTTGGTTTGCCCTTTTTTACGGCTTCTTCAGATTGCTCACGTTTAAAGATGCCCATATATCTATCTCTGGCCTCTTCAAGCTCAGCAAAAGTCATTTTAGTTAAAGATCTTCCAGCTATGGAATAACTTCCAACATCGCTATCAGCCTTGCCTTTTAATATGGTTTCAATTTTATCAACCATAGTCTGAGCAAATGAACGTGGATCAACTCCATTAACGTCCATGTCAACGTTAATATCCCAATGGCCTGTTTCAACAACAATGCGCTCGCTATCGCTATTTCTAATAATTTCAAGTTGCCACTTATGATGACCAGCACTAAAATCGTCAGATGCAGAACCTAATATTGTAAATAAAAAATCATCACCGCTTGATGTTCCCGTGACGCTAAACTCATGAGACCCACCACCAGCGTCCCGTGAGACATAAGTAGCTGTGTAAGCTGTGTTTGGATAATCATCACTTAAATCCGTCCGCTTCCATTGAACGAAATCACCAACAACAAAATTACTTGGCTCGCTTGTTGGAGCATTTGCTGCGTCAAATAAATTTGCCATCTGTCACCTATAACCGTGGACGAACGAATTGCGGCGCGGCAATGCTGGACGCCTATATTGCTGAGGTTTTTCGGATTCTACCTTGTTTTGCTGCCGCTTTTCAACCGCCTCTATATTTATTCCCATAACCTGTAATGCGGCCATAGCATAGACCCTACAATCAAGTGCCTCATTGCGTTGCCGTATCTTCACCCATTCGCGTCTAGCACGGCCTTTAAAATAACGTATTACCTTCTTTTCAGCTGTAAGCATACGAAAATACTCTTCACTCCGATCTAGCGGGAAGTGACAGTAACCTGGACCTGTTTGAGTTATTTTTAATCTAGCGAATAAAAGTTCTTTTGCTGTATCTGTGCCAACAGGGAAAAGATTTATTTTACCTATATTGTTTTTGCTTGGTCGTCCAATGATTGGTTTACCCTCTCCACCCATGCCTTTAATTGCATAAATACGCTTACCACTTCTATGCTTCACATAGTTATAAACTTGCTGCGTATAATGTCCACCACTATCTATGCAAGTTGACCTGATAATCATGTCGCCATGCTTTGGATGTTCAAATGTCTGAGACAATACAAAGTCTAAGTCTTGCCAGATTTCACTACCCGAAGGATCTCCGTATATTTCTTCATAATATATAGACCAACTTTCTTCTCCTGACCCATATGCAACAATTTCACACGCCAAACGATCATCCTGGACGTCCACACCAGCCACCAAAACCACAGCTTTTTCAGGTAG